AGTTATCTGCTATCAATAAGATGGAAGAAACCTTGGTGGCTATGCGCCAGCAAGAAGAACAAGCCGTTCAAGACAATGTTGACTTGATTGTTGAAGCCATCAAAGTGATGGAAAACAAAGTCACTGCACAACTAGAGGTTGCCAAATCAATAGTCCCTGAAAAGGGCGATAAGGGTGACAAGGGTGATAGTGGCTTAGATGGTCGTCAAGGGATAGATGGTAAGAATGGTTTAGATGGGCGGGATGGTAAAGACGGGATAGATGGTAAGGATGGCGTATCTGTCGCTGATGCCAAAATTGACTTTGATGGTTCTTTGATTATCAGCTTGTCAACAGGGCAAGAGATCAATGTTGGTGAAGTAGTTGCGCCTGACTTAGCAGAGAAAATCAAAGTTATCAGCACCATGTCTACCAATGGGGCTGTTGGCATCAAAGATGAAGGTACAAGCATCACAAGTGGTGTGAAGACAATTAACTTTGTTGGTGCGACTGTTACTGCAACAAACTCTGGAGATGATGTAACTGTCAATGTAAGCGCAGGAACTGGCACAGTCACAAGTGTTGCGGCAACAGTCCCATCATTCTTATCTGTTTCTGGTTCACCAATTACATCAAGTGGAACATTGGCAATTACGTTGTCTGGTACTGCTCTACCAATTGCTAATGGTGGCACTGGTGCTACTACATTGGCAGGTGCATCTATTGCCACCTACACAGGTACTGAGACATTAACAAATAAACGGATTGACCCAAGAGTTACTTCAGCCGCATCCGCATCATCTTTAACACCTGATATATCGGCTAGTGATGTTTATGCCTACACAGCATTGGCGGCAGGACTTACCATTAATGCCCCAACAGGAACGCCTGTTGATGGCGATAAGTTGATGTTTAGATTGTTGGATAACGGCACAAGCAGAGCATTGACTTGGAATGCAACCTACACAGTTATTGGCGTTACCTTGCCAACAGCAACAACCATCAGCAAAACAACGTATGTGGGTTGTATTTACAACGCCAACAATACACGTTGGGATGTGATAGCAGTAACTACTCAGGCATGACCATGAAGATTGACTTTTCTTTTTCATCTCAATACGGCACATTTTCAGATGCTTTGCATTTGCCTGACGATCATGCGTTTACAGATGCTGAGATTGAAGCCATGAAACAGCAAAGGTTTGATAACTGGATTGCTGTAATTACTGCGCCTCCATCTGAGGAGGTCTAATGGCTAATCGCTATTGGGTTCTTGGCACAGGAACTTGGAGTAGTACCAACACCGCTAACTGGTCTGCATCATCAGGCGGGGCTGGCGGTGCATCTGTACCTACTGCGGCAGACAACGTATTTTTTGATGCAAACTCAAATGTATTAGCTACTGCATTTACAGTCATTATGCAAAACACGCCAAGGGTCTGTAATGACTTTACAGCGTCAGGTCTTGATGGAGTAATGACACTTGCTGGTACAAGTATTGGATTGACGGTATCAGGCAGTCTTACATTTCAAGCCACAAACTTTACCCGCACGTATACAGGCACAACTACATTTGCCGCTACAACAACTGGTAAAACTATAACAACAAATGGCGTTGCTTTTGGTGGGGCAGTTACGTTTAATGGTGTTGGTGGTGGTTGGACTTTAGGAAGTGCTTTAACAGTGCCAGCAACAAGCACAACTACACTAACAAACGGCACACTAGATTTAGGTAATTTCACATTAAGCACAGGTATTTTTTCGTCTGATAACGCAAATACTCGTGCAATAGCATTTGGTACTACAGGTTCAATTGTTCCAACAACAACAACAGCCGCCACAACAGTATTGGCAATGGCAACTGCCACAAACTTTACTTTTACTGGAACTTCAAATATTACAGCGGCGATGTCTGTTACAAGAACGTTTAACTTTGGTGGAACGGCTGGCGCAACAACTTCTAATCGGTTAAATGTTAATACAACATCAGGCGCATCAATTCCAACATTTACAGGTTCATTTAGACAAATAAATTTTACAGGGTCTACTACTAGTTTTGGCTTTCCAACTATTTCTTGTCATGGATTTACTTTAGCATCGGGTGGTACATATACAAATGTCAACATTACTACAGTTGGTGATGGCAATTTAACGTACACTGGTAAAGCAATTTCTACATTAACTATAAATGGAACTGGAATCACAACAACACTTAATAGTGCTGGTACAAACGGAAATCTTATTTTAACTAATGGAACAATTGATTTAGCTGGCTATACGCTAACAACGCCAGTACAAACTTCTGCTGGAACAAAAAATATTACGTTTAATGGCGGTACTTTACTTATCGCAAGCGGTAACTTTGCAAATTCAAATCCAACAGGATTTACTACTACCGCAGGTACAGGCACTGGTGTAATTTCCATGACTTCTGCAAGTACCAAAACAATGACCGGCAGTTCTACATATAACTGCACACTTAATCAAGGCGGTGCTGGTAATTTAAATATTACAGGCTCAAATACATTTAACAACATCACCAATACAGTTCAACCAGCATCTATCATTTTTACGGCGGGGACAACTAACACATTTAACAATTTCAGTTTGTCGGGTACAGCAGGAAACTTGATAACGATTGGCTCTGCAACTGCGGCAAGCCATACGCTGTCCAAGGCAAGCGGTACTGTTAGCGCAGATTTCTTGTCAATCAGTCGGTCTACGGCTACAGGCGGGGCTATTTGGGACGCAGGGGCAAACTCCACAGATGGGGGCAATAACTCAGGATGGATATTTACCGCACCACCTGCACCTAGTGGTAGTAACAGCAACTTTTTAGTGTTCTTTTGAGGAAACAATGAACCCAGACCTACAAAAGTATTCTTCAGAAAATTCTTTTAAATTAGAGTTTTCTGATGTTGAAATCACAACAAAATCTTGTGCTTTGTGTTATGAAAAAAAACCATTTAGCGAATTTTTAAAAAATGTGCGCTATAAAGATGGTTACTACAAACATTGTAAAAAATGTCATTATGAGGTTTATGGCAGGGATTCTCACTACAGAAGAACTTATGGAGTTACGCAACATGAATATAATTTAATGGTTGCAAAACAAGGAAATAAGTGTAAAGTATGTGAAGTAGAGGCTAATGATGGTCAAATGAGTAGATTAGTTGTCGATCATTGTCATAAGAGTAATGAAATGCGTGGTTTAATATGCCAAAATTGTAATATGGCATTAGGAAATGCTAAAGACAATTCTGAAATCTTAAGAAAACTAGCTGATTACTTGGATGAATTTTATGACCCCAGAACTTGACAAATATTACTCCAGTCGCTTTGAAATGATGGGAATGGAAGGTTGGAAGGATTTGTGCATAGATATTGACATTATGATAGAGTCACTCAATAATCTAAGCGTTATTCCTGATGAAAAGACCTTGATGTTCAAAAAAGGTGAACTTTCCATCTTGACTTGGCTGAAAACCTTGAAAGAGGTCAGCGAACGAGCCTACGAGGAATTGAATGAAAAGAATGTTTGATTTTGCCTGTGCAAACGGGCATAAAACTGAAAGACTTGTTGATTATGAGACAACGAGTTTTCGATGTGAGTGCGGAGAAACAGCCAACCGTACTCTATCTGCTCCAAACTTTAAGTTGGAAGGGTGGTCTGGTTCTTTCCCGTCAGAGCATGGGAAGTTCGAGAAAAAACACCTAGATCAGTTGAAGTGGGAGCAAAAGCACAACTCACAAGCGTAAGCCGAGTTGAATGTCCTAGAACCGATGAACGGCAGGAAAAGGTAAAAATATGTTGATTGACAATGAAGATGAGTCGCTAAGTGAGTTAGATGCAGTCGAGCAAAAGAAGCAACTACCTGAAGTAGCACCACTAACTGAGATGCCTGAGAAATACAGGCAGAAATCTCTTGAAGAAGTGGTCAAAATGCACCAAGAAGCTGAAAAGCTGATTGGCAAGCAAGCCAACGAAGTTGGTGATGTTCGCCGAGAAGCAGCAGAAGTTCGGGCATTGGCAGATGAACTCATAAAGCAAAACCTCTCCTCTAAACAACAACCTATTGAGAAAGAGCCTGAAGTAGATTTTTTCGAGAATCCACAAGAGGCAGTTCGCAGGACTGTTGACAACCATCCCGATGTACTTGCCGCTAGACAAGCTGGTCAAGACTTCAAAAAGATGCAGATTCAACAAAAGCTGGCGCAAGAGCATCCTGATTTCGGTCAGATTGCTCAAGATGCAGACTTTGTGAATTGGGTGAAATCTTCACCTATTCGCTTGAGTTTGTACGCAAAAGCTGATGGTGAATATGATTACGACAGTGCAAACGAATTGTTGAGTACCTATAAACAGTTGCGTGGCGTTAAGACAAGACAGACTAATGAAGCAGGGGAAACTCAGCGCAAGTCTAGCCTTAAAGCAGCGGGTGTTGATGTAGGTGGAAGTGGGGAGTCTGGAAAAAGAGTCTATCGAAGGGCTGATCTAATTCGGCTGAAGATGACTGACCCAGATCGTTATGAGCAGCTTAGTGGAGAAATCATGCAAGCGTATCAAGACGGACGGGTTAGATAATTTAACTTATCGTTTTTTGGAGATTTAACATGGCAACATCATTTTCCCCCAGTAATTCAGTTACTGTAACCACAGGCGCAACATTCATCCCTGAAATTTGGTCAGATGAAATCATAGCTGCCTACAAGAAAAACTTGGTTCTTGCGAACTTAGTTATGAAGATGAATTTTAAAGGTAAGAAGGGTGATGTAGTTCACATTCCTGCACCTACCCGTGGTTCTGCTTCTGCTAAAGCCGCTGAAACAGCAGTCACTTTGATTGCTGCTACAGAGTCTGAAGTTCAAGTGTCTATCAACAAGCATTATGAATATTCACGTTTGATTGAGGATATTGTCGAAGCCCAAGCCTTGAACAGCTTGCGTAACTTCTATACCTCTGACGCTGGTTATGCTCTGGCTAAACAAGTCGATACTGACTTGGTTCAGTTGGGTCGTTCAACCAATGGCGGTGCTGGTACAAACGTGTATGCAACTGGTGCATTTATTGGTGGTGACGGTACTACGGCTTATGTTGCCGCAAGCAACAATGAGTCAGCATTGACCGATGCTGCTATTCGCCGCACTATTCAGCGTCTTGACGACACTGATACCCCAATGGATCAGCGTTTCTTCTTGATTCCTCCCTCAAGCCGCAACACATTGATGGGTCTGGCTCGTTACACTGAACAAGCCTTTGTTGGTGGTACTAACAGTACTATCCGCACTGGTGAAATCGGTAACTTGTACGGCATCCCTGTGTTTGTCTCAAGCAACACTGATACTGCATCAGGTTCTGCTGCCGCACGAGTTTGTTTGATGGGTCACAAGGACTCAATGGTGCTGGTTGAGCAAGTTGCTCTGCGTTCACAAGTTCAGTACAAGCAAGAGTATCTTGCTAATCTGTTCACATCTGACACTCTGTATGGAGTTCAGATTCTTCGTAATGCAGCAAGCACTGGTGCGGCTAAATCTGCATCAATGTTCGCTCTCTTAGTTCCTGCCTAATTGCAGTTGCGCCCCCTGCCCTAGTGGTGGGGGGACTTTTTTAACCTAATTAGGAGAAATCAAAATGGCTGCTGCTACCGCTGTTGTTGTAGATAGAAACAATGAGACTTTCCGTGGGATTTTTAACGACACTTGGTCTGTTGTTGCTACGCTTGATGCTGGTTCTTTGGTTGATGGTGCGGGTGAAACCGAAACTGTTGCCGTTCCCGGTGTGGCGTTGGGCGATATGGTCTTGGGTTGTTCTTTCGCCGTGGATGAAGTTGGCATGAGTGTTACCGCTTATGTCTCTGCTGCAAATGTTATTAGTATTCGTGTTCAAAATGAATCTGGTAGCACTGTGGACTTGGCATCTTGCAAGATTCGTCTTGTAGCTGCTCGTATGGTGTAAAGATAGGGGGGCTAGTCCCCCCTTTCTCATTTGAAGGGTTTTATGGCTACTTTTCGCTGTCTCCAATCAGGTAACACTGTAACTTTCACATATCAGCATGACATTGATTCTATGAAGGGTCACCAAGGATATGTGAGGATAGACGAGGTAGAAGTAACCACAGAATCTGTAGAATCAGAGACTAGAACAGATACCGCATTTGCGCCTGTGATTCCAACATTTAAGCGTATGGGAAGACCCCGAAAGGTAGCAAATGTCTGAAATAGATGCTCGTGATTTTGGTCGTTTAGAGGCTCAGGTAGAGACTCTACAAGGTCAGGTAACTCAATTGAGTACCGATGTAAAAGCCTTACTTGAACTTGCCAACAAAGGCAAAGGTGGATTTTGGGTGGGTATGACTATCGCTTCATTCATGGGCGGTGTGATTACCTTTATTGCTGATCGACTCTGGAAATAAGGAGAACACTATGCCTATGGTCGGAAAAAAGAAGTTTCCCTACTCTGAAAAAGGGGAGAAAGAAGCAAAAGAATACGGCAAGAAAAAGGGCGTTCCTGTGACCATTATGGTTGCTATTGGAAAACCTAAAGGTTTGCCTATGCGTGGCGGTCGGACTGCTACTAACATGATGAAGAAATCTTCACGAGGTAAATAATGTCATCCTTAACTACTCCCGTTACTCTGTTGAGTGCTGTTGTTGCCACAGGTGCATCTCGATCTGTTCAGGCTGACGCTGGTCAACCCGCATTCTTGCAAGTTAGTGGTATTACCACTGCAACTGTTGCATTCCAAGGTAGCTTGGATGGAACAACCTTTGCCACAATTGGTACTGCTTTGACTGCTGATGGCATTGTCACCATAGCCAATGCTCCCAAGTATTTGAGAGCAAACTGCACTGCTTACACCACTGGAACTATCACGGCAAAAGTGTTGTATTGACATGAAAAAGACTAAAGCACAAGCCAAGATCAGCAAAGTGATGAAAGAGTTTGGTGCGGGTAAATTGACTTCCAATAAAAAGGTTGTCAAAGACCCAAAGCAAGCAATGGCAATTGCCTTATCTGAGGCTGGTAAGGCTAAAAAGAAATGAGAGCATTATCAGTTGGTGTTAGTCCTACAGCGGCAGTAGACACTACAGTCTATACCTGTCCTACTGGCTATTACTCTAAATTTACTGTAATGTATATCCACAATACAGGTGGTTCTACCAAGCACATTACTGTTCAATGGTTTGACGCAAGTGCTAACTCTACGCTTGATATATTGACTGCCTATGACTTTGCCACAAAGACTTATTTGCAGTTTGATGGCAATGCCTACATTGTTTTTGAAGAAGGCGATAAGTTAAAAATAACTACTCAATCTGCAAGCTCATTTAGTTTTATAGCCACATTTGAAGAAGAAGGGTTGACAAGAACATGACCTACCTTGAATTAATCAATGATGTACTCGTGCGGTTGCGTGAGACAACTGTCTCTACAACAACTGAAACATCTTATTCAACCCTGATTGGCAAGTTTGTTAATGATGCAAAGCGTCAGATTGAAGATGCCTTTTCGTGGAACGCATTGGGTCAAACAATCACAGTCACTACTGCGGCATCTACACCAGCTTATTCTTTGACGGGTGCTGGTCAGAAGTTTCAAGTAATGGATGTAATCAACACCACAAGCAATGTTGGCTTGATTAACATCAGCTTTGTGGACATGAACCGCAAGCTAAACTTTACGCCACTGGTCAACTCAATCCCTACTGAATTTGCTTTTGATGGGGTTGATGCCTCATACGACACCAAGGTCAATCTTTACCCTATACCTGATGGTGCATACACAATTAAGTTTGCTTTGACAGTTCCACAAGCAACACTCTCATCTGGTTCAACAGTTGTACTCGTGAGCGATGTTTTAGTGGCTCAAAATGCTTATGCTAGGGCACTGGTTGAGCGTGGTGAAGATGGTGGTCTGTCTTCATCTGAGGCGTATTTGTTGTACAAATCTATGTTGTCTGACCAGATTGCTTTGGAAGGTACTCGCTACCCTGAAAATCAGGAGTTTGTACCAACATGAGCCAAGCAATTCAAACATATAGCATTTCAGCCCCAGGATTTTACGGGTTGAATACTCAAGACTCGCCTCTTGATTTGAATGCTGGCTTTGCTTTGGTTGCGACAAACTGCATCATTGACCAGTACGGTCGTATTGGTTCACGCAAGGGTTACTCAAGAGTCAATTCTTCTTCTGGAACTCTTGGTGCAAATGATGTAAAAGTCATCCATGAGTTAGTTCAGGCTGATGGGACTTTGACTGTTCTATTTGCTGGCAACAACAAATTATTCAAACTTGACGGGTCTAATGCTGTTGTTGAGTTGACTTATGGTGGCGGTGGTACTGCACCAACAATCACCGCAAGCAATTGGCAAGCAGCGTCTTTAAACAACATCACATACTTCTTTCAGTCAGGCTTCAATCCACTGATCTATGACCCTGCTATCAGCACTACAACATTTCGTAGAGTGTCAGAGAAGACGGGTTATGTAGGTACTGTGTCTGATGCAAACATTGCAATTTCTGCTTTTGGTAGATTGTGGGTAGCAACTACAACAGCAAATAACTCTACCGTCTTTTTCTCTGACTTGATTGCTGGTCATGTTTGGTCAACAGGTACATCAGGTTCTTTGAATGTAGACCGTGTTTGGGTAAATGGTGCTGATGAGATTACAGGTCTTGCAGCACACAATGGTTTCTTATTTATCTTTGGTAAGCGTCAGATTCTGATTTACCAAAATGCCACAACACCAGCATCGATGTCATTGCATGACACTGTTGAGGGTATTGGTTGTATTGCTAGAGACAGTATTCAGACTACAAGCACTGATGTGTTGTTCTTGTCAAACTCTGGTGTCAGATCGTTGATGAGAACTATTCAAGAGAAGTCTGCACCTGAGAGAGACTTGTCTAAGAATATTCGTAATG